CCGATTAGACTAGCTTTAAAGTCATCTATATTAGCCATGATTAACCTCCTACCTCACTAAACGATACGCCGGTTCGAACCGCAATAAAGTTTAGTGTAATGAAATTGATTGATCGAGCGGGTTTAATATAAATGTCACCAATAAATTCATTTCGGTCAATAACCTCTCCAGTATTATTTGTAGAGTCACAAACCACTTTGAAGTCATATATACCTCTTCGTCCCTGCACATCTCGCAAGAAAGGTTCAACCATATTTTTGAACTGAGCCCGTGTAAATTCATCGTTAAACTCAAAGAGCATATATTTAGCAGCCGTTGCAATTGCCTTTTCAAGTACCAAGAATAACCGTCTTACGTTGATACGGTCAAAGGCACTTGGTTTGGTAAGAGCAGTTTTGTCACCAAAGAGGGTAACACCCTGTCCAGGAAAATCAACAACAGGATTAACCCTTGCCCGATAAAGTTTATCACGATCTGCTTTTTCTGGACTAAATGACAGTTTAATCGCACCACGAACTGCTCCACGATTATAACCAGCTGGTGACCACCAAGGATCAGCAACACCATCAGTGTATGCACAAAGTCCACCAATATCACCATTTAACGGCACATGCCGATATACGTCATTATACTTATCATACATGTATTTGTATCCACTGTCATAAACCATATAAGATGAAGATGGACAAAGGTCATATGCAATTTGTACGTTTGAACACTGTTGGTTAGCAAGAGCAACCCCCACTGTTGCAGAACGATATGGAGAAACAAATCCTACACAATCTTTTCTCTCTTCAACAAGAGCAGTAATCATAGTAACATGAGCATCCTGACCGGCCTTTGTATCAGCCACACCAGAACTTGGTCCACCTAATATTAAGTTGATATCAAGAGCTTCTACATCTGCAAACTTATCGTATGCAGTTTCAAGTTCTCCAGCAGTTACAGAATAATCATCTGTTCCACCAGTTAGTGTATCAATTGTCATTGGAATAACACTTGTATACGCAGAAGTTGTATCTGTACCCCAATTGGAACCACCAGAAATATGATCTGTCCAGTAAATATAATTGGATCCCTTGTGAATAACATCTGGATAATAATTAGAACCACCTTGAGCAGTTTTTGCAACAGGGTTTTTTGACAGGTTTGCCCACACTTCTAGAACACCTTTAGTTCTATTTCCTACCAGATCATTATCATATCCAGTGAGAGCACCTGTAGCATCGGCTATAACAATATGAAGTTCATCATTGTTGTTAGCAGCACGTGCTTCTGATGCCCATGCAGAAGTTCCAGGCGCAGAAGCAAATAAATCATAATATTTCCAACGCCGTCTTATGTATGAATTATCTGCAATATCAGTTTGTAAACCCCTTCCTTGTGGATCATCTTTTAGACGAATTGTTAATACATTAGTGCCTGTATTGATGGCAGTAACTTCATATTCATTCCAATCATCTATTGTAACCAAGCCAGTACTGTCTGAATAGAAAGAGATTAAATCTCCTACATTAAACGCCCACCCAGTTTCATCTGCATTATCAACTGTGATTGTAGTATCGCCTGCACTTGCACTGGCATCATCAACTTGATTAGAACCCCCAAGAAGTTGTTCATATGATGTAGCAGTTGGACACATTTCTACACGCAGCGAATTGCCCCATGTTCCAGCAGAACGAGCTGCCCACTCACCGTGAGAGCCCTCTCCAGACGCAAAACTGTCTAAATAATGTTCATTATCTCTAATAAGAATGCCGCTATCTGCACCAGCATTTAATATGCCAGATTCTGCACGAACTACTCTTAGTTGATCGCCATATTGAAGGAAGTTTGCAGCAGTAAACCACCACTCAAAGTTTGAACCATTTGGCTTACCAAATATTTGTACCAATTCTTCCTCTGAACCAATTGAAGTTACCGAACTAACTGGTCCTTTTTGAAAGGGTCCAGCGACAGCAGCGATAGACGTAGCAACAGCAGGAACAACATTGGTAAGATCAATTTCTCTGACATGTACGCCAGGTGAAACTAAGAAACCCATATCCTTACTCCTTTAATCTTAGAGTTATTATTTGTATATATTTATAAAATCTACCTTTTACACAACATTTTTTATAAGTGTTATATCATATAAATAATAACATGAATATTCATTACGAAAAATATAAAAATACGATAAAGAAGGTGTCAAAAAGGAATTACCAAAAACGGGTATTTCTTCTTAACGAATTTCTTACACAGAAATCTTGTATTCATTGTGGCGAGTCAGAGCATGTCTGCCTGAAATTTTACCCCCACGATGCAGAAATACGCAAGATATCTAAGAGAGTTGGAACCAGTGATGATTGTCGTAAAGAGGTGTTTCATCTAATAGATCAGTCAGTTATTTTGTGTTATAACTGCTACATTAAGAAACATCACGATTTGATTGAATTCATATAAAACGGATAATTTACCAATCTGTCCCATAATCTCGTACCACAGGCGACCAACGAGTACCGTATTCATCAACCATTTCACCTATATTTTCGTCTTCTAGGCCAGTAACCACAAATCCAAATGGGGCCATATCCTGTTCTAGTGCGTCTTGTTGTTCACGCATCATGGTTGCACGAATGTCTATATCTGTTAATTCCTTGAAATATTGTTGGTCACTAGCCCATGCAAATAGGAATAAACAAGATACCAAGTCATCTGTACACCCCTCATCTGCTTCAAATGAACTCCCCTTTACGATAAAGGTGGACAGTTCACTAATAGTATCCAAATCTTCTATAATGAGTTTATTGTCCTCAATCATTTGTTTCAAGTTAGAACACCCCATCTTTTTGACTGCTTTAGTAGTTCTTACCCCCAATTGTGCTTTACCCCCTGAAAACCCTCCACCAAGGACTTGTCCCGCACGACCTCGCATAGAAGCCATCATTAGGTTGTCATACTCCAAATCAAACTGTAAAGTGTTTGCTACCTGTTCCCCTATGTCGTTTACCTCTACCATAACGAATGCTTGATTATATGCTCGTGCAACATCGTGTATTTTACTAGGAAATAACAGGGGTTTAATCTCATTATCCCTATATTTTGCGACTAATTTGTATGGTATCTGGGATATATCAATAACGGTAAAGGCAGAATAGTCCCTAGAAGTTCCCCTTGACACATCAACTGGTATGATGTATGTGTGATTTTCTTTGGGTTTTTCGTATTGGTCCAGCCCCGCATTGGATTTTGTTGGCTCTCGATATGTGAGTTGTCTAAGTTTTGCTGGGGTGATGAGTGTATCAATAGAACCCAAAAACTCACATTCAAACTCTGTGTTGAACTGAGATTCAGAGGTGTTCTTAATCGTTTCCTCTTTCCATGCTACATCTCGGCCAGGAATCTCACTCCAATGAACCTCAATGGGAACATAACTATTTCTGCCTTCTTCGGCATCGACCCACATTTTATAAAACATATTCATGCCGTGGGGTGTAGATACGATTATTACCTTACTCGTTTGTCCAGAAGATATAGTGGGATATACTGAACTAAAAAATTGTTCTGCTACATTAGCAGGGACATAAGCGAACTCATCTAAGAAAATAATATTATAGGAACCGCCACGAACGGCACTAGCACTAGTAGACGAAGCCAAAATTTTAGAACCGTTTTCAAGTTCTAAACTTCCTTTGTTCCAAGTCATCACTCCTTGTTGTAACCACTTGGGTAAATGCTCGTATGCTAACTGTAACCGTCCCAAAAGATCACGAGCAGTTGCGGCCTTGTTAGCAAGAATAGCCACATTCACTGTTGAGTTAAACAAAACATAGTGAAGTATGTATGCTATAATAATAGTTGATTTTCCAGATTGTCGAGGGAGTTTGCATATGGTGAAACGGTTATTGTGAAAAGTTCCCGCCATTTCCTTTTGAAAATCATAGAGATCAAATGGTATAAGTCCTTTATCCAGAGAAACGATTTTAATGTAATTCTTAATAAAGTAAATCGGGTCTTTCATACAACGGGCATATTCCTTAACCTCTTCCTTTGTCCACTCCTGAGCGACATTGGCCTTTTTGAGATTGGGGTTGCCTAAATAGACCTTATCTGACATTACGTCACTATATCAGGATTAACATTAAAAACCAGTTCCCGATTCCTTAAATGTTGTTCAGCGATATCGTCTTTAGATTGCCCTGTATATGTAACACCGTAATGATTCTCAATCATCCATTTATTTAAAGTAACGCCATGTGGTGCCGTACGGCCGGTGGCAAGTTCAGCTACAACAAACTCTCCAAGAATACGACCATACTTTCCCGCTTTATCTTTCTTAGTTCTGAGAATCTGAGTACTTCCTTCGGGAATATATTTCTTGACTATTTCCTTAGCCATAATTCCGTACTTCTTCTCTTCCAAATCTCTTGTGCGGCTCTCTGGTGTATCTATACCATACAACCGAATACGTTGTTTTTTCATCCACGTACCGAAACCAAGGTCGATATCTACATCAACGGTGTCTCCATCAACAACCCTAACAATCTTACATTGATACTCATACATCCGTTTTCCCTTTTAACATTTTTTGTAACTCTGTTGTAGAACCAACAAATAATGCGTTAGTTACATTCTTGGGAGCAGTGTTGGGAACATCCTGTAGTCTTTTCATCTTCTCTTGTAAGTCACCCAACTTTTCAGTAACCTCTGCTACTTGTTTGATAAGATTTCCAGCAACCTCATACCCCCTTGGATGCTCACCTTCCTTTGCAAGCTCCAATATGCCGTCAATTGCCGTTGAGCCCTTCTCAACTAAATTGTAAAATTGCTTTCTTTGATATTCATAATCATCTTGAATATCATCCATATCTTCTGAATACGTGGGTGGAGGAGTCATTACCTCTTGTGATGTGGATGGAAGTTCTTTTAGTGCTTTATCTACACCATCCCACACACCAAGTGCTTTGTCTATTTTTTTAGTCATATTATATAACTACTATTCATCCTCTCCTGTAACTGGATTATAGTCTTTTGCATCTTGGAAGAATGATACTGTTTCATTAAACCCAAAATCATCATCGGCGTCAGCTGAGGTTGGATCAGGAGTTATCGTCACCCTCTGTTCCCTCTTCGGAGATTGGTCAGGCATATCAGTATACTGATCCGCTTGAACAGTTTTGATAACCTTGCTAGATGTAACAGGCCCGTATAGATAGAACTTAGCAGAAAAAGCTAATGAATATATAATTGACCTTCTAGTCAGGAAATCCCCCTGATAGTCATCCTCATAACTTATATCATTAAGAATAATAGGTACATCTTTCTTGATACCCATATCTGACATATCGTTAATGGTAACAGTATAGTCTGGTTGAAAATACGGTAGAATTTGTTCTACGATTTGTAACGCATCATCAGACTGTTTTGCAAGAATGTATAAATCAAAATCTATATTATATGGTACAGGCATATATTGAGTATCAAGTTGATCGCTCCTAGAACCCTTTACCTTTTTGAATTTTTGAACACGATTAAGTTTTCTAGCAGAATCATATGTGAGACCACTAATCTCAAAACCAATTCGAGGCAGTGTAACAGCAGCTGTCTTAGAAAGGTCTGCATCTTCATTCAGTCGAACAAGAAATTTCTGCCTTGGCCCATATGCAAGAGGAACCTTCATAGTTTGTTGAATTGCTCCATCATTATCCTTACGAACCAACTGAATACTATTAAAAATTGTTCCGAATGAAACAACCACATTACGAATAGTTTCGTGGTAAAAGCTTTGTCCTAACATTAATCTGCGCTCCCTGCATCACCAAATGGATTCGACTCACTGAAGTCTAGTATTGTATCATCCAGCGTATCGAATAACTCGTTTTGAGATGTTTTGTCTGTAACCATATCCCCTATTATATAGTCTTCTGCAATAAGATATTCATTACCAGTTTCAAGCAGAATACTTTCACCAACTGAAGTTGTATCATCTTGGCCAATTATATTATCACCATCATTGGTGGAACTAGCATCTGTACCATTCATAATCAATAAACCAACACCACCTTGGCCATCAAAATCCAATCGTATATTTTCATTGACAGCAGAAGATTGTTCCAAGGTAATCTGGTAAAGAGAACTTACAACCGATAGAGAATCCTCAATCGCATCAATCGCAGCAATACCCGTGTCAATAACTTCAGAGCTGTAATCATATAGGCGACATCTCAACTTATAAACAGGATTATTCTCTAACTGATGGAATGGTTCATCGTGGTCAACAAAATTTATCTGAAACAATTTGCCAAGTTTGGGGTGATAAATTGCATCCCCCTCATATG